TTGATCTCGGCTACCGCATCACCCCACAGCAAACCGTGCTCGAAAGTGGAACCACCAGTTGCCACCGTTCGCTCAGTCTCGATAGCAAGCCCGTTAAAGATTTCTTGGCTGTCCGTTTGAGTGACGATGAACTTGCCCGTCAGAGGATCAACAGCAGCGTCTAAGACAATGTCCGTGCTTCCTGATTGCAGAAGGCACTTAGCATTAGCCAAATAAAGAGGACGCTCGTCCCTGTACATGCGAAGCATGTAAGACTCGGAAACGAACGCGCTGCTTGCCATAAACCTCAGTAGGCTTAACGAACCGCCCCAAGGTACGGACGAACCGTTGGCTGCAACACCAATGTGCAGTACCGCCGATGTGTTTGTGACGCTGCCTATGTCTGTGTTTGTCGCCGTGCCTTCCAAAATCCCATCGACATAGAGCTTGCCTGTCTTTGAGACGCCGTCAAAAGTCATCGAAACTAAATGCCATTCGCCGTCGCCTAGATGAGAAGTCCCATTAACTGTTATTGAATACGATCCGCTCGATACGAAAAATCGGCCTACGTTGGTTGAGCCAGAAACTAATTCAAAATAGAACCGCGCACCGCTCAAGTCAGCTTGAGCGTAGTCAACGACCATTTCTTCTGAGGTACTCGTCGTTTTGATCCAACAGAATAAAGAGAAACCTGAAGTGCCAACGTCGAAAGCGCCGTCGTCGAGGTCCAAGTTGTTTGAAGAACTCCAACCACTATAAGCCTTTAATTCAGCACCCGAGGCTACGACAGCTTCAGTAATAGTACCGTTCTTCGTCAACGTGTGTGAGTTGCCACTTCGGTCAGCCGTGTCTGAATTTGCTAGTGCAGAAAGAACGCAACTCTGGCCTAGATATCCAGTCGTAAAGGTTCGAGTGACGTAGCCCCCGAAGGCGCTGCCGGGTCGCGAACCGTGTGTATAGCCGTAGTTCAAGCCAGCATCTGTCGCGGTAACAATTTTTCCGTCTGGGCCAAGGCTGATTGAGTTCGCGTCCCCTTGCGCTCCAGTGAAAGTCGGCCCCGCACCACCACTGCCGTCAAAGAAAATTGACGTACCCCAATCGTCAGCAAGGATTTGATAGATCGGAACATCAGATTTTCTGCCGTAATCAGAACTGTTATTGGTGGTGTAGACATGGCCGAACGCATCAATGGCGGTAACATTGTCGGTCGCGGTTCCCTCGGTTTTGTTGTAGACCACGTTGTTGTTCAAAATGCCGCACTCGTCGGCGGATGCGCCATACGTCCATGAAATAAATGGCACCAATCCACCAGTATTCGGATCGTATGGTGATCCGGTGTCAGGCATTTGGATAGCGACATCAAAAACATTGTTGTCTGCTAAGGTTGGTGCGGTAGATGTGCTTAAAGTTTTTAGAGGGCCTTCCGTGCACTCCGCCCAAGCACCTGTATGCGGATGAACGATGTGAAAGCCTTGGTCAGATGTGCCGACAATGAGATAGCCCATGCTTGCTGCGATGCTGGTCGGTGTGGCACCCGACAGCGTTAGCGTTGCAAGTGGCGTTGCGCTGGCAAGTACGTTTGACGCTAAATCCCAGATATTTACTTGCGCGTCACTCCCAGAAGTCTCGACGGTCGCAAGCATCAATGAAGTCCAGACACTAGCTTTGGAAAAATGACCGTTCCACGACATGCCATCAACGGATGGCCCGACGAGGCACATATCAACAAAATTTGCGTTGGCCTCGATGATGCCGCTGACAGCACCTAAGTCCAAGCCGTCATCAGTCGCAGCTTGGCTCGTCATCTGGAAGTTGGTGCCGTCGTAGACCACTGTGACGATAGAACCGTCTTCGATGTCGCCCGCTTCAATGTTTTTGTCGTGTTTTTTCTTGATCGTTTTAACGCCAAGCCCGTTCACGTTGACCGTCGATGTAGTCGTGCTGGTATTGTTTGACTTGAAGGTTATGGCCTGACCCGCAGCGTAAGCGGTGATGGCTGGGCTTAGAGCAATAACGTGTGCGTTTGCGGTGCCGGTGTCCGTAGCCTGGAACGCTGGAGCGTTGCTCTGAAGCTGGTTGACCGTAGCGGCGTCAGTCTTCGCGGTGCCGTCAGCGACCGCCGTAAGCCTGTTGCTACCAATGTTCAGATTGCCTGTGGCAGCGTTGCTACCGCTCTTTTCGAGCGTAGAGTTAATGCCGCCAGCTAAATCCTGGTCATGGGTGTCGTGACGCGCTGCAAGAATTTTCGTTCCAGCATCACGATCTTGGACCCACAAGGTTGACCCTGTGTGAACCCCGTTGGTCCTGGTAAAAGCTCCACCACTCCAAGGCATATTACTCTCCTAATTCTGTTGACGCTGATTAGACATTAGCGCCCTTGTAAGCATTTCTCTTTCCATAGCTCCGCGCTCTTCTTCTTGCAGCCTCGCAGCCCGCCCCACTTGGAATGACGCTGGCGCAGCTTGACCGGCCCTTCTTACAACTTGTCCTGGAGAGCGAGAAACCCGACCAGCAAGTTGCGCGGCCTCTCCGACAACTCTTGGCATCGTTAGCGGGAAGGCAGCTAAAGCTGGCAAGTTACCCGAAGCGAGAGAGCCTAGAAGCAACCCGCTCTGCCCAATGTTAGCCAACCCACGACTGCGTTTCGGGGCTAATGTCATCCCAGCAGCTTGCTCAATTAACTTATTTCCGCCTTCCGATTTTGCCAAAGTTTCTGCTAACTCACCTCTTCTTCCAAACGATGTGTCAACATTGTCACGCATAATAGAACTCAACTTCCGCACCTGCGTGTCAATAGACCGCCGCTGGCCCTTGAGAGCGAAGGTTGTCTCAATGTCAGTTATCATGTCAGTTGCGGCTTCATAATCTTTCATTGCTTTAGCGTAGCCCTTGTCCTGCTTAACTATAGTCTTGCGAACAGCGCCGTAGATTGTATTTGCCACAGCCCAAGACGAAGGGTCGTCAGCAATGTTTATGGTGTCGCGGACTTCGCCAATAGCTTGCTTCATGGCGTCAAAGTCTTTCGCTGTAAGAACTTCCTCGACGTTATCTGCGCCTCGAAAGTTCGCTATTATATCCTCAATCTTTTTTAAGGTTTCTGCGGGACCAGGACCTTTAACGTCAACTTGTCGCCCAGACGGCAACGTGTGCTTTCCAGCCGTTCGCATATCGTCAACGGCCTTGTTCACATCAGTAAAATCCATTGGAGTCTGGTTTCTTCCAAGTTTCTCCATGCTTTGCAAGTATGCGGCTCTGCGCTCATTCTTGAGCGTAGTTAAGGCAGACTTGGCAGAGTCAACAATCTCCGAAACTGGAGTGTTGCCGCGCAGGCTAGAAAGAAAAGCAGCCGCTTTTTCCCCGCCCGTTCTGCCGCTCTGAAAAGCAACTTCAATGGCCCTGCTCCCAGCGCCGGTCGTTGCGCCCAATCCAGCAGCGAGCGTTGCTCCCGTGGCTGCGCTTCCCGCCTTTAGAGCAGCCGTAACAGGGTCAAGCGTCTGCAAACCTTTAGTAATGCCGGTCCCAACCATAGAAATATTTTTTGCTGCCCTGTCAGGAACCTTGCCTGCAACGCCGCTAATTTGAGAGACTTTCCCTCCAGTCTTAAGCGCGATCCCGGCACCACCGCCGAAGACTAATGCTATATCGGAAAGAAACCCCGCCGGGTCAGTGGCAATGGTGCGCTTTATGTTCTCTCGCCCACCGTAACGATCTGCAAAAAACTTACCTACGGCTCTGGCAATGTCTTCGTCACCTTGCTCCCCAGGCTTTGCCAGTTGCACAAGGCTGCGTCCTAAATCGTAAAGTGATTCCGCTGTCTGGACAGGTTGCAGGAACGGCGCAACGACATCTTTACCAAGCTGGGCAAGACTTGCGGGAAAATTAGAGACAGCTTGAGATGCAACATCGCCCGCACTTAGCGGCCCCTGCTTCATTATGGGGCCAGCCCCATTGGGTGCAGGAGGGCCAGAAAGCATCGCAGCGGTGAGTGCGTCCGCTTGCGTATTCGCGCCATTAGGCGCTGCAACAGCGCGGCCAGCAGAAGGCGCAGTCTTCAAAAAGGCCGCATTAAGTTCTTCCGCAGAATACTCAGCCATTCGATTAACCTCCCTCGTTTGATTGAGGTATCAGGCCCAGCTCTCTCATTCTGTCACCAAGTTTCTGCCTTGTTTCTGGGTCTTCTAATAAACGGTTCCACTCTTCTGTCTGCCTTCCGTCAGCACCTTGAAAAGATTGTATATAAGCCACAGACCAATCCTCGATAGGAATAGGTGCGGCCTCCGACAAACTTTCCAGCGTGTCATCTACGAAACTTGGATTGTCGAGCTTTCTGGCTGCCTCTGCATCAAACCCGCGCAAAGTGCCTTTTTCTGTAAAATGATCAATAGCAGCCAGCTTTCTATCAAGCTGACCCTTCATTGACTCATCTAACCGTCTTAACCGGACTAAATTCTGTTGTTCACTTAGATAAGGGTTATACGCGCGGGCGATTAAACGATTACCCTCTTTCTCCGTAAATTGCGCCCCTAGAATGATTCTGAGGTTTCTCTGCACAACTTCTTCGACTGTTTCCAAAGCCTGCAAAGCGGCTGAATTGACAACGGACATAGCAGGACGCGCTTCGCTTAAAAGGCCAACACCAAGTCCGCTCAAGTTTTCGTCGCTTTTTCCATCCACAATAGCTTGAAGCTGGGCAACCACGCCGGTAATTTGCCCCCTGTTTCTCCTCGCGTCAGCGAGAGCGCCGCTTTCTAATAATTTTCCTAAAGCTGTGCCAAATGCTTCGTCAGCTTTTTTCTGTCCCGAAGTCCCTTCTTGTGCGATCTCTGCTGCTAGTTTCGCTCCCGGCAAAACCAGCGGCGTGGGCTGAAATACTGGCCTTCCTGCCAGTCTCCCAAGAATATCAACCGGCACTACTGCTTTCTTGCCGTCAATGTCTATAATTTTTACTGAGTGCGCAGGGAGCGTCGTAGGTAAGTCTTGCTTCAATCCATCTAGTCGGGCCTGCAACTCTTGAGGGACTGGCTGGTTGTCGGCTTCTAATTGATCTATCTGGCTAGCTATTGCTGTCGCCTGACGCAAATTGTCGTCGCGCAGTTTTGTTAGATTAGTGGCAGAGATTGTTTGCTGGGCAGTAGCGACCTGGAAAGGGTCTGCGCCAGATGCAGCCAACAGCTCCGGTGTTATTTGTGTTGCTCCAGCAAACTGTCTGCCCGCTTGCGCGACTGTTGGTACGGATGGCATAGCAAATTGCTTGGCGCGAGCGAGCAGCCCGGTCGGTGCTGGCGTTGGTGCGCTTGCTGCCGTGGCGGCAGGAACACTGCCAGTCATCAACAAGCTGGCCAACGCTCCCTGCGCTGCGGTCTGCTGGTTGGTAAGCCGTCGAGCATCTCTGCCAGCTATATTGGCGGCAATGCCACTGGCAAGCCTGCCGAATTGCTGCGCCACAACGTCGTTTGCATACGGGTTCTGTCGAGCTTGGGCTGGTTGCAACGCAGCAGCTAGGTTCAGCTTGCGGCGGTCCTGCGCTATGGCGATGCGGGGGTCTACTCTAAACACCATTGTTCTGCTCCTATTAGCCCGGTCGACCCAGGAACGCAGAGCCGAGAGCGACGGGGATGTTCAGTGCTGTCGCCTGACGTTGCTGTGCGCCTTGGTAGCGGGCTAGGTTATCTGCCTGTTGCGCTGCTGCCAAAGAGCCTAAGTCAATCGGCGGTGGAGCGGCTACGGGAGCAAGAGCGCCTGGACCCTGCGCGGCGGCTTGTGAAAACGGCGTTGTGCCGGTCAGCAAAGCCGAAAGCTCTGTCATTGGCTGCTGGCGTTCGCGCAATCGCTCTGCAATAGCACGATCCCTCGCTTGCTGGCCCAGAGCGTATTCGTCCCTGCCTTCTTGCGCCATCTGACTGCGCTGCGCTTGCGATACATCGAACTGCGTACCAAGCTCTTGTAGCTGCTGCCCGCGACCGGCAAGCACGTTGCCCATAATGCTGCGCTGCAAATCTTGCCCTTGGAATACAGCTTGGCTTGCCAAGTCGGCCAACTGGTCGTTTCTCTGCTGTCTGAAAAGTTCTATTTCTCGGTTATACGCATCAGACCCCGGCGGGATGCCGCTGTTGATTAGCTGCGTATTAAGCGCGGCTAGTTGCCTCTCATACTGCGGGTTGAGTCGGTTAACCGCACGATTGTAGAAGTTGTCCGCTGCGCTTGTCGTAAATGCGTCTAGGTCTGAATACTCTGGCAACTGGTACGTTGCGCCCGCAGTCGAATACTCCGGCAACGCGCCGTAGTCGCTATATGAAAACGCCGTAGGCTCAGACGGCAAACCTTGCGTAGTAAACGCGCCTCGATCTATCTGGCTTAGTCGATCCCCTGCCAACCCTTGCAGTCCGCCCTGTATGCCGACCTCTTGCGCTCGCAATCCTTCGTAGTCTGGCGCAAGCGAATATGTGCCGAGATACTGGTCTGGGCCAGTCTCGCGGAACGTCGTCGTCGCGTACGGCGTAACCATGTCAGGTCGGCTCAACGCCGTTTGCAGCCTAAGAGAATCTTGGTCAAGCGCAGACTGGTTTTGCGCTAACTGGTCATAGTTTATGGGGGGCGGTGCCTTCGGGCTGCTGAACATATCCCTAATAAAGCCCATGATCTATAGCTCCTTCTTCAGCAAAACTGCTGTTCTCTTGTAGTCGGTAAGCTCGCGCTCCCAACCTGGGCGTCCAATGATTTCAATGAAGCGAAACTCGCGTGACTTGGCAAAGCTGCAAATCTCTTTTTCAATTTCTTTTAGCTCCTCAAGATTGCCGCCTGCTAGGCCAATCCTGAGAGACTCGCCATAAGAACAAGTTACTGCCGCCGACCGGGGGCTTTCAAACAATGAGAAGTCACCATTTTGCAGAGCAGTCTCGACCTCTTCTCTCGTCACAGACTCAAAGTTCTTTGTGGAAGGCTCTAAGAAGCGCCATGTCTGGTCGCTAATCATAACCCAGTCCCAACTTCATACCGCACGTCTGTCGCCAGCCATCTAACTGATTGGGATGTTGTGCTCGTTCTTACGCGCACCGCAGCGTTCCAGCCAATATCGGCAACGCTAAACCACGCCTGATGGGTTGTAATCGGAGCGCCCCACGTTGCGGAGTCCCACGTTGCAGTGTCCCAAGCAGAAGCCGTTGATCCAGCGGTGCTTGGCGTAAAGGTTGTGGTGCCATCTCGAAAATCAGTGTCGAAACCTACGCTGATTTCAAGCTCCGAGTCGCTCGCCATAACAGGCCGGATCGCGGTGTACCGCTTTGGACCGTTGCGACCGCCGAAGTAGATAAACGCCGTCTTTGCAACAGCCTCAATAGCCGACCCAGAGTCATCCGTGCCGCTGTCTGCTTTATGAACTTTAGTGTTGCCGCCGAAGTAAAGGTCACTGTTGAACACAGCCCAGACATAAGCGTCTTGATTGGTAAACCGTGACCACGCACCAGTTTCTAAATTAATGATGTATTGGATAAAATCGCCAACCGTTGACGATGGGGCATTCACGGCTGCATAGCCGCCTTTGGGATAAACAACGCCCTGCCAGCCAAACGTTTCTTTGAACTCAACAACTGAAGAGTTGTAGCTGCTGCTGATCTTGTCGCTTAAAGCAACATTAGGCGCGGCTTCACCTGTCCCTAGCACTTGCGTCATTGGGAGCAAGCCGTTCTCTGTGACCAAATAGCAGTCTGACCCAACCTTGAGCATACATCTGTGACCGATTGGACGACCAACCGTGTAAACGCCAACCAACCCCCACTTCGTCGCATCCGAAGGGTCGGTCCCGCTATACATTGCAATCTCACCTTGGTCGGTGAAGAACAAGATGTTGTCGTCAGGGCCAGCACCACCATCTCGCGTCCAAGTAGCGATTGCCATAATCTTGCCACCTTTGCTGAAAACGCTGCCCAGATTTACTGAGGCAACCGTTCCAGCAACGGCGTTCACTGGCAGATATCCATACGTCAGGCTGTCTTTTAGAACGAAAAACAACCGCTCTTTGTAGACCTCGACATTAATGATGTCGGCAGCGGTGACACTGCCCAGCGTCGGCGTAGCCCATGAAGAGCCGTTCCAATGTCGCGGAGCGTCTGCGCCGTTGCAGATAAACAAGAACGACCCGCCAGAAGTTGTCATATTGACCGACTGGAACCGGGCGTTTGTCAGACTTGTGATAACGGCAGAGCCGACAGAGCCGGAACTGGTTACGTTGTAGACTGCGGTGCCGCTTGCGGCGAACATCGTGCTGGCCGTGCCGCTGTTGTAGACCATCAAGCTCTCTACCGTCGATGGCAAGCCCGTTACATGGTCGTCGTAGCCATTACGAACTTGCACATGCGAACGCGCCGGAAAGAAGTTATCTAGCCGGATCGCGTCGGTTTCTGGCAACAAGTCAACAGAGTCGCGAGTGTTCAATCCACCAATCGGTGATGGAACAGCGTTGCTCTGTGCCGTCGTTGCAAGAGGAGCCATTGCCATTAGGTTAGTCCCGCCCTTCGGCGCCCGTACTGTTCGTTCGCCAAAATCCGCGCAAGAATGTCAGGAGCTACAGTCGCGTATTGGCTCGATGGGTCAGGCGCAGGCGTCGCGGGATCGCCTGTGGGGTCTGTGGGGTCAGTCGGCGTTAGAGCCGCTACCATTTCATCAATTTCGTCAGTGCTGGGAACGCTCACGTCGTCCATGCTAAAGTCTTGAAAATTAGATGACCCATCATTGAACGCTTCAGTAGCAAAAGTGATCGGGACATCTGGCGCTTTGCCAGCTTGCATACCAAGACCTATGCCCGTCCCTACGGGACCAAGCAGTGCAGAAAGCAGCCCGCCTTTTACAACGTCAGCAACAACCCCAGAACGCTCTGTAGTAACTAGGCCAGTAAGAGGGTCTTGAACAACTTGAAGCTCCCCAGGAAGAAACCCTCTAAATCCTTCCTGAGAGTCGTTCGCGGCCTTTTGTGCTGCTTCTGCCTCCGCTGTTGGCGACGTATACATAAGGCCAAACGGAGTGGAAGTTGCCCCTTGCGGGAGTTGCGAAACGCGGCCCGACCCCACAGCAACACCGTCTG